CTCCTGCCTATCTCGCCCTTTTTTACAAGAATAATGAACGAAACACACATTCCAAAACTACACGAGGTTCAGGTCGATTTCAAAGAAAACACTGATGGACTCGTGGTCGAGAAAACCCAGGAGTTGCCGGATTGGTGGCTCCAGTCGCTCAAAGATGAGCGTTTCGAGTCCAAGCACAGACGCTCCAATGAGTATCACCGTGCTGCTTCTATTCCTGCTGCCTTGCACGAACTCTGGTTATCCCAGGGATATGATTGCACCAAGGAACCTATCAAAAAGACCTTGGCCAAGCTGAAAGCAGAAAACCTGGACGCATTTATTACATCTGACAAGGCATTCTGACATGAATAAACAAGGAATACGCAACAGCGTTAAGGCTCTCATTGCCCGTAATGACACTACAGATGCTGTCATTGATAGCTTCATTGATCAGGCACTAGCCAGGATTCAGCGCATTCTGCGTGTTCCTTCGATGGAAAAGATGATGAAGACTACGGTAGCTGCTGAGAGTGCAGACAGCATCGTGCTCCCGGCTGACTACCTTAAGCTGAAACATCTTTACCAGCCTACAGGCCCGATTGAATACGTGGACGTAAGCACGTTCATGAAGACCCCTGATGCACCAGGGAACACCCCTAAGATTTACACTCGTATCCAGGGTTCACTGATGGTGAAACCTACGCCTCCTGCTGGTCTGGTCATCTCCATGATTTACTATGGTGAGATTCCAGACTTGGTGGCTGATACAGACTCCAACTTCTTGTCTGAGATTGCCCCTGACTTGCTGATTTATACGGCCCTGTCCTTCGCTGCTGACTACTACATCGATGATCGTAAGCAGATGTTTGAAGACGTAGCACAGAGAGCCTATGGCGAACTCATGGAGCAGTCCTACGACATTGATATGGCTCAAGAGGGTTTGGTTGTCTCAACCTCTTTTAATGCTCCAGATTATTGAAATAAAGGGATGATTCATGGCTACTTCTAGTTTCTTTTATAATGGTAGTAATGCTCCTGAGGATAACCCGAATACGCCTCTTGAAACTACGGGTAGCACTGAGAACCCTGTAAAGACTAGCTTCTTTTATCAGGGGGTTTCCCCTCCGAACCAGACCTCTGTAGAGGGTTTGTTGAATGAGTTGGACCTCCTGCTTGCTCAGGCCCAACAGTTCTCCCAGGCGGCTTACCTGTCAGCTTCTCAGGCCCAGGCGTATGCAGATAATGCTGCTGCTGTAGGGACTACAACTTCTGACCTGTTGAATCAGTCCAACACTGCGCTTTCTCAGGCCCAGACTGCTCAGGCTTCTGCTGAGTCGGTGCTGCTTCAGATCAATGCTGCTGTAGCTCTGACGACTACCAACAAGGAACTTGCTCAGGCTGCTCAGACGGCTGCTGAGGCTGCTAAGATTCTTGCACAAACTGCGGCTACCAATGCTCAGACCTCAGCCACCAATGCTGCTACCTCGGCTACTGCTGCGGCTGCTTCAGCTACTACAGCTTCTGGTAGTGCTACCAGTGCTGCTAATAGTGCCTCTGGAATCGCTGCTCTTATCCCTTCCCAGACAGGGAACTCGGGTAAGTATCTCAAGACTAATGGTACTACGACATCCTGGGCTGTGGTTGATGCTTTCCCGAGTCAAACAGGGAATGCAGGGAAGTACCTGACCACCAACGGTACGACTACCTCTTGGGCTACGGTGCTGCTTGAGCCTGCCTCTTATTCTGCCCGTGGTCTGGTGTTTGGTCGCACTGATGAAGGGGTCTACGCACCTCCGACAACCATTGCGTATAACGGCACTGTTAACCAAACAAGCACCTCCTTGTATGCTGATACCTATGGCGACTTCATAGGCGGTGTTAGCGACATTAAATCAGCAATCTCAACTGGTGTTCTCCAGGTAGGGATGCAGCTAACCATTACCTGTTACCACTCACCATCCAGCATGTATGTTCCGCTGGATTGTGGAACCATTACGGCCTTATCGAACGCAGGTGCTGGCTACACAGTTACTTTCTCGAATGAGGTTGATTTTACCGGGATGATGTATTCCGGTTCCTACCCGTCCAAACTACTGGTGTGGGATTGGTCCATCAACGGGAATATCGCTGAAAACGTAACTCTTGGTCAGAATGCAGGTGCTGGGATCACCACAGGTGGCGAGAACGTCATCATTGGAACCGCTGCTGGCAACAACGTAGGCTCTGGTCGAAACAACGTAGTCATCGGTAACGCTGCAACAGCCTCTGCACAGGACGTTAGCAACGAGATTACCCTAGGCAACTCCTCGCACACCAAGACCCGCCTGTTCGGTGCCTTGGCCCTTGGTGGTTCCTCGGTAGGAACTGCTGGTCAAGTGTTGACCTCTGGTGGGGCGGGTGCTGCTCCTACGTGGTCCTCTGTTGCCGGTACGGTCACCTCAGTCAACATGAGTGTCCCCACGGGCCTCAGTGTCTCTGGTAACCCTGTGACGACCTCAGGGACCCTGGCTGTCACTTATGCCTCTGGCTACTCCATCCCTACGGATGCTAAGCAGACCAACTGGGATACGGCCTATGGCTGGGGGAACCATGCTTCTGCTGGGTATCTCACGGGTATCACAGGGACGCAGGTAACGACTGCCCTCGGCTACACCCCGTACAACAGCACCAACCCTAGCAACTACATTACGACTGCTGGTGCCCGTAGTGCCATCAGTGTCTCAGGCTCTCTTAGCTACAACAGCACAACTGGGGTCATCAGTTATACCCAGCCTACCAACGTATCCACCTTCACCAACGATTCTGGATACCTGACCAGTGCCTCTCTGAGTGGTTATCTGACCACCTCTGCGGCGGCGTCTACCTATGTGGCTTTGGCTGGTAGTTATGCCAACCCAAGCTGGATCACCAGCCTTGCCTATAGCAAGCTCACTGGTGCTCCTACGGCTCTCTCCAGCTTCACCAATGACTCGGCCTATGTGACCGCTGCTGGAGCTAGGACTGCCATTAGTGTCTCAGGGTCCCTGAGCTATAACAACAGCACTGGTGTCATCTCCTACACCACTCCGAACACTGACAGCATTGCTGAGGGTACAGCCAACCTGTACTTCACTAATGCTCGTGCTCGGGCTGCTCTGTCTGCTGGGTCTGGGATTAGCTACAACTCCACGACTGGGGTGATTAGCTCCTCCATCACTCAGTACAATGATGCCTCAGCTCGTGCATCAATCTCCGCTAGTGGCTCGTTGTCCTACAACAGCACTACCGGGGTGATGAGCTATACGACCCCTAGCACCTCTGGGATTACCGAGGGTTCAAACCTCTACTATACCGATGCTAGAGCAAGGGCAGCTATCAGTGTCTCGGGTAACCTGAGCTACAACAGCACCACAGGTGTCCTTAGCTACACGCAGCCCACCTATGCAACTGTTGCTACCTCAGGCTCTTATGCAGACCTGACCAGTAAGCCTACCATTGATAGCTTAGTTCCTACCCAGACTGGTAACGCAGGTGAGTACCTGACTACCAATGGAACTACGGTGTCCTGGGGAACTGTGGACGCTCTGCCGTCACAGACTGGGAACTCTGGTAAGTACCTAACGACTGATGGCTCTGCTGCTTCTTGGGCAACCATTGCTACCACTCTAGCTACCCTGACTGATGTGGCTGTATCAAGCCCAACTCAAGGTCAGGTGCTGGTGTATGACACCACCACAAGCAAGTGGAAGAACGGTAGCACTGGGGCCACGACCCGTACAACGACTGAGGCTACAGCTACTGCTGGTCAGACCGTGTTCACAGTTACGGGTGGTTACACAGTTGGTCTGGTTGATGTGTTCGTTAACGGTGCTCAGCTTCAGAGTACGGACTACACAGCTACCAATGGAACTACGGTGACCTTGGCTACAGCCTGTGTTGCTGGTGATGATGTACGTCTGGTTGCCTGGGGAACCTACACGGTTGCTGGGTACATACCCTTCTTCAAATCTGATTCAAGCAAGACAACCATTGCTATGAATAGTTCATCCAAGCTCCCATTCTTCGTTAGCTCAGGAACATCTTCTGACATCGCGTTATCGTTCTAAGGAATAACCAATGGCTAAATTAGTCAAATCAATTTATACCTCTACTACTGTCACAGCACTGGGGGAACTTACCCCCACTGATACTGTTGATGGCGGTGTAGCGGCTACCATTACGACATTGACTGATGGTGCCACTATTACTCCTGATTTCTCGGCATCTAACAACTTCACAGTGACTCTGGGTGGTAACCGCACCTTGGCTAACCCTACTAACCTAGTGGCTGGTCAAAGCGGTTCCATCTTCATTGTGCAGGATGCTACGGGCTCTCGTACTTTGGCTTATGGCACATATTTCAAGTTTGCTGGTGGCACTACTCCGGTCTTGACCACCACTGCAAACGCTGTGGACCGCATTGATTACATCGTGCGGAGCAGCACGAATATACATGCGGTTTTCACAGGGAATTACTCATGAGCGTTGTACATGATAATGTTCTTTTAGGCTCCTCGGGGTCAGGTGGTGGATACCAGATCAGCCGTTCTGTTCGTTTGCGGTCTAGCGCGTCTGCGTATTTCAGCAGGACGCCTGCAAGTGCCGGTAATCGCACTACATGGACAATGAGTCTTTGGTGTAAACGTGGAGCAATTGGCGCAATAAATCAAAATTTATTTAGTGCTGCTGGATACGATATTGTTCGTTTCTCTGCCACTTACCCTGATACGATTGAATGGGAGCCATCAAACTTAGCTGGATACGCCTATACAACAGCGGTATTCCGTGATCCTTCAGCTTGGTATCATTTAGTTTTTGTTTGGGATTCCACCAACGCAACTGCCGCCAATCGGATGCGGCTTTATGTAAATAATGTTTTACAAACATTCAATTACACTATTGGCGCTCCTGCACAAAACACACAGTCATATTGGAATGCCGCCGTAGCAAGCACAATTGGCACATTTTATAGTCCCACACAGTTCTTGGACGGCTACCTAACCGAGATCAACTTCATCGACGGTCAAGCCCTAACTCCATCCAGCTTTGGTACAACCGATGCCATCACGGGTGTCTGGAGACCTAAGAAATACTCAGGCTCCTACGGCACCAACGGTTTCTACCTGAACTTCTCGGATAACTCTGCTGCTACTGCTACAACCATTGGTAAGGATTCGTCTGGCAACGGTAACAACTGGACCCCTAGCAACATCTCTGTCACTGCTGGTGTAACGTATGACAGCATGATTGATAGTCCGACTGCGTATGTTGATGGTGGGAATGGGAGGGGGAACTACTGTGTTCTGAACCCTTTGGCTGTGACCACCTATCCTGGCGTGTTGTCGGAAGGGAACCTCAAAACAACCACACCAACAACAGGTGGCGGTAATACCTATGGAACGATAGCCCTACCAGCATCAGGAAAATACTATTGGGAAGTGTTATGTCTTAACGCGAACTCCGGTTCTTTGGTTGGTGTCGCCTCTTACAACCCCGCTGAAACCTACCTATTCAACAACACTAACTGTGTCCAGTTGTATGCCACTGGGCAAAAGTATGTGGATGGGGCGGCGTCAGCATACGGTTCTGCTATGGGGTCGAGTGCAACCATTGGTGTAGCAGCAGATTGTGACACAGGTTCTGTGACGTTTTACATTAACAACGTCAGCCAGGGCGCTATCTCTCATGCCATGTCTGGTCTGTTTCCTGTGTTCAGCGATGGAGCTTCGGCTACTGGAGAGGTTGCTACATTTAACTTCGGACAACGCCCCTTCACCTACACCCCGCCCTCTGGCTTCAAGGCTCTAAACACCTACAACCTACCTACACCTACCATCACCAATGGTTCCAAGCACATGCTTGCGTACACCAACGGTGGCAACGGTTCTACCCGTAATGATGTCATTGGTTTCCAGCCTGACTTCATCTGGACAAAGACTCGGAATACGGCAACCAACGGAGACCACATCTTCCAAGATGCTGTGCGTGGGGCTGGGTATAAGCTGGTGTCTAACAGCACGGCTGCTGAGGGAGCCTATGATTCAACCCTAGGCTCCTTTACATCCACAGGTTTCCAGTTTGGTACTAACGCCTTCGTGAATACCAACGGTAATACCTATGTGAACTGGGCGTGGAAAGCAGGTAATGCAACCTCCTCCAACACTAGCGGAACAATCACCAGCACTGTGAGCGTGAATGCGACTGCGGGGTTCTCTGTGGTGACGTATACAGCCACTGGTGCAAATGCTACGGTTGGGCATGGGCTGGGTGTTGCTCCTTCAATGATTATATACAAGGCGCGTTCTGGAGGCGCTGGAAGTTGGACGGTTGGGCATAAGAACATGGCTTCAAGTAATCCTTGGAATAGTGTCATATTTCTTGATCTTACAAACGCCGCCGCCGCTTCTGGAGGTGGATTTAACAATACTGCGCCTACTTCATCTGTTTTTTCTATTGGTGGGGCATACAACCCGTCAACATGGACGATGGTCGCCTACTGCTGGTCTGAAATCGCTGGCTTCAGTAAGTTCGGAAGCTACACGGGAAACGGGTCTACTGATGGGCCGTTTGTGTATTGTGGGTTTAGGCCGCGATATGTTCTTATGAAGCGCACAGACAGTTCCACAAACGGATACTGGATTGTCATCGATACCGCCAGAAATACTTATAACGCATCTGGTAGCGAGCTATTTCCAAACGGTGCAGATGCTGAATACAACGGCGGTAGAAACATCGACGTGTTGTCCAACGGGTTTAAGTTACGAGATAACGCTTATTGCAACGTAAGTGGCGGCACATACATCTACGCAGCCTTTGCTGAAAACCCATTCAAGAACTCATTAGCGAGGTAATATGTTTCTTTTAGACGGAAAACCGCTAGGGTTGGACGTTCAGTTCACCTATAACGGCATTCAATATCCAGCTAACTGGCTACGCCTTACCTCTGCTGAGGAGAAGGCAGCTATTGGCATCACTGAGGCCCCAGAGCCTGAGGTCTACGATGACCGCTTCTACTGGGGTCCTGGGAATCCTAAGGACCTAGCACAACTCAAGTCCACCTGGGTTTCCCAAACTAAAGCTACGGCTGGCTCTATGCTCTCTCAGACTGATTGGATGATCATCAGGAAGGCTGAGCGTGACGTGGCTATTCCTGAGGCTGTAGCTACCAAACGTGCAGCCATCGTTGCTGAGGCTAATCGCCTTGAGGCAGCTATCAATGCCTCGGGCACTGTAGAGGACCTTATGGCTGTTGTGGGTAATCCGCAGTGGCCTCAGGACCCTGAGCCGGGAGGTGTATGAGTAATGCACGAGAATTGTCTCAGTTAGCCACAGCAACCACAGGCTTTAAGAACAGACTGATTAACTCTCAAGGTCTCATTAACCAGCGGGGGTATGTCTCAGGGACTGCTACAACAGGCGCTAACCAATATACGGTTGATCGTTGGCGAGTTGTTACTTCAGGCCAAAACCTGAGTTGGACTACCTCTGGCAATGTGGCTACTTTTACAGCTCCTGCTGGTGGGGTTGAACAGGTCATCGAGGGACTGAACCTTGAGACAGGTACCTATGTTCTTTCTTGGACAGGGACAGCTACAGCTACCGTAGGTGGCGTTAGTGTCTCCAACGGCGGTTCTGTAAGTGTCACCGGTGGAACCAATACGACTATTAGGTTCTCTAGTGGGACCTTCTCGATTCCACAGTTTGAGAAGGGTACAGTTCGTACTGAGTTTGATTACCGACCATTCCAATCAGAAGTGGTTTTTTGTCAGCGATACTACACCAAAAGCTATTCTCTAAGTGAAGCACCGGGAACAGCGCGGTCAGTTGGTATGGCGAGTATTGGTAATGGGTCAGGAAACGGGTTCACCTCTGGGTACACTTCGGTAATTTTCCCAGTTAGAATGAGAACAGCACCAACCGTTGTCTCCTATGACTGTGCGGGAACAGCCAACAAGTTTAGCTACTATAATGCTGCTTGGTATAACGGCGGCGGTGCAACATATCAAGGTGTTACAGATTCCGCCGCACTGATCGTTTCCAACGGCTCTATTTATTATACCAACTTTGAGTACACAGCATCAGCGGAGTTGTAATTGACAGACCAAGTAGAACGCATTGCCGTTCTGGAGGCTGAGGTGGAAACCCTGAAGTCAAGCCAAAAAGAAATCCTAGAGTGTATGCACTCAATCCGTGACGAGATGACACGATACAAAGGGTTCCTTGGAGGCGTTGCCTTCATCGCTTCTGGAGTAGGTATATTCTTCACACTCTTTAAGGAGTGGATTTTCAAACACATTACATGACCATTTAATGCAAGGACTATATGGAGATATTGGACGTACTATCTAAGATGATCCCCATCATCATCGCCTTTGTAACTCTTGTCATTGTCCTTGCTAAAATGGACATCAAGATTGGCGTATTAGAGGAGAAGGTGAAGACCTTGTTTGAACTCTGGAACAAGCAAGGGAAGTGACATGGAAACATTACGTAAAGCTCTTAAATCAAAGACCGTAATTTTCGGTATTATCCTTGCTGCACTCTCGGCTCTCCAAGGTTTCGTCTTAACTATTGACCTTGAGCCTAAGACCCAGGCTTTAGCAGGGTTTGGTCTGTCAGCAATCATTATTGTTCTACGATTTCTAACTAACGGATCGATTGATGAAAAATAAGACTAGGGTAGCTGTAGCAAGCCTAGTTGTTTCTGGTGGTGCCTTACTCTCCATAGCCAGCCATGAGGGATTCCGAGGGGAAGCCTACAGAGACCCTGTGGGCATTCCTACGATTGGCTATGGTGAAACCAAGGGTGTTCACATGGGTGACAAGGTAACCCAGAGGGAAGCCTTGGAGATGCTTAAGAGCAGTGCCGGTGAGCATGGCAAGGGCATGTCTACCTGCATCAAGGTTCCTCTGTCTCAAGGGGAATACGATGCCTACTTGGACTTCACATACAACGTGGGGGTAGGGGCGTTCTGTCGCTCTACCTTGGTAAAGAAGCTCAATGCTGGTGACTACGATGGCGCTTGTCGAGAACTTCTGAAGTGGAACAAGGCAGGCGGCAAAGTTCTTCCTGGGCTCACCAAGCGGAGAGAGGAAGAGTACAAGCAATGTATTGGATAACCTATGTCAAGTTTGGTGCTGTTGGTATTTTGTCCTTGGCTCTATTTTCTGCTGGTTGGTCCATCAATGGCAACCGCTGGGAACTAAAATATCAGCAGCTAGTAGCTGAGCATCAAGAAGCAATTCAGAAGGCTGAGAAGAAGTCCAGGGAAACCGAGAGAGACCTTCAGTCAGCCATAGATACGGAAAGAACGACTAAGGATGAAAAGATCAGGAGTCTTAGCAATCAGCTTAGCTCTGCTCTTGTCAGCTTGCGCCAGCGCCCCCTCAGGGACACCAAGCCTGAACCCAAGAATACCTGCAATTCAAAAGGCTCCGATGGAAGCAAACTTTTCCGAGAGGATGCAGAGTTTCTTGTCAGGGAAGCTGCCAGAGCAGACAGAGCAGTGAATGAGCTTCAGTCCTGTTACCGAGCATACGACTCTGTAAGGGACCTCATGAACAACGACTAAATTTTAAGGAGCCTCTATGGCGACGATTAAGCCTATTAAATCACCCAAGCCGGTGCCCATGCCTAAGCCTGCAAAACCGGCTCCTATGGCTAAGCCGAAAGCCATCGGTAAAACTGGTAAAGGCCAGTGTTAAACAGTCTAATCCAAGTTGATTAAAGTATAAAAAAAAGCCCCCTAAGGTTTACCTGAGTATTCTCAAGTATTCCCTAGGGGGCTATTTTTTCTTTTACTTATTTTATCTTTTGATTCTAGTCACATGGCCCATGAGACGTGCATAGGCAATATCAAGCAGTTGCGGTAGATAACCCATGCTTTTGGGCAGTGCGTCTGATGGCATCTAGCAAAGTATCGTCCGATAAGTGGGCGTATCTCTGTGTAGTTGCTATCTTGGAGTGTCCCAATACTTTCTGAACTACTTCAAGACGACCCGTTGTGTCCAGTACTCGGGTGGCTGCCGTATGCCTAAGCATATGTAGACAGAAGTGCCGGTCGTCTTCCAAGCCCATCTCCTTACGGGCTTTGTCCCACTCGTATCGAATGTAGCCAACTCGGAAGTCAGAGAATGGGAGATGCTTCTGGAGAAGCTCCTTGGCTCTGTCTGTCAACGGCACAGACCTAGCTTTCTTGGTCTTGGTTTTCCAGAGACGGGCATAGTCCCCATCCACCTGCTCAGGCTTAAGGTTCAGAAGTTCACCTCTACGCATACCTGTGTGGATCAGGATTTCCACGAAGGCAGACAAACGCTCTGGGAGGAGCTTCAGGAGTTGCTCTTCCTCTTCCTTGGACAACCAACGGATGTACTCAGAATCTTCCTTTTTCCAATCGAACTTAGGCATCCGACTGATCCACTCACGGTCATAGGCATATTTCAGCAGTGTATGGAGGCTGCTGAGTTTCCTGTTGATCGTTGAGTTCTTGAGTCCATCAGAGATGATCGACACATATTCTTCGATCATGTCTGTATCGATGTCTTCAAGCCTTGGATCATCCAAAGCCATGCAAGCATCATAGACATTGGTTTCAGCAGAACGTGCCTGAGCCTGCCCAGCCCACAGTTTAGGAGCGCCATAGCGCAATAACTGTTTGAGGGTTACAGGCACTTCACGATTACGTTGGAATTTACTAATACCCATATGTTGTCCTTTCTCCTTTGGATTCAACAGGTTCGATTCTGATTCCATCGGGCGCGTAAGTCAAGCTAATCAGCGATTATCCCCACTGCCTTGTAGGGTCTTTTTGGAAGCCCGTTTATCCAACTTAATCAGGTTCATAGAGGCAACTTCCCCTAGGGATGTGCCCATGTCGTGGCACATGGCTGAGAGCATCCAGAGGATGTCCCCCAGTTCGTGCTTAATTTCGGACTCTGTTGGCTCTGTCCCGTCTCGGACACTCTTGGCCCACTTGGAGTAGAGTTCCCCGACCTCACCAATGAGGTTCAGGACCACATAGAACTCGTCTGCGGTGGCTAGTCGGAACTTGGCAGCTTCTGCTGCGTATTCTTCAAAGGTCAGGATTCCGGTTTTCTTCTTGGTTGCCATTCTTGGTTTTCTTGCTCTTCTTTTTGTTGAACTCTTCCATGAGAGCCCGTCCATAGTTGATGATGAAGTCTCGTAGTTCCACGGTCCCTTGTCCGTTCTCATCGGTACGGACTGAGCATCGCTT